CCGAGAGAACTACAGGAGTGCTGTACGGCATTTCGACGCCTAGAATTCACTCAAAGCTGCTCGATTTACCATCTCGCGGCCAAGAGGTCATCGATTTCGCAGATTCAATCGGGATCAAGATGCTCGACTGGCAGAAATGGGTCACTATTGAAGCCGGAAAATATAAAGAAGACGGACGTCCAGCTCATCCACTTGTCTGCATCGTGGTCGCTCGACAGAATGGCAAGACGACTCTCATGAAGACGCAGATCTTGGCTGGTCTCTTTATGTATAAAAAGAAGCTACAAATCGGCACGGCGCATCGACTTACGACGTCGCTGGAGACATTCCGCGATCTCGTGAACATCATTGAAGAGAATGACTCACTGGCCAAGCAAGTCAAGCGCATCAGATGGGCGCATGGATCAGAAGAGATCGAGACTTTGGATGGCTGCCGGTACATGGTCAAAGCTGGAGCATCGGCGGCGCGTGGTATTTCAAAGCCGGAGCTAGTCCACATCGATGAGACTCGTGAACTCAAAGACGAATCCACATGGGCATCGCTTCGATATACGATGATGGCAGCCGAAGCTCCACAGCTCTGGACTTATTCAAATGCCGGAGATCAACACTCGGTCATTCTCAATCAACTTCGCGAGCGCGGCATGGTCGCAGCTGCCGGCGGACAAGATGACATTCTTTATGCCGAATGGTCTTCTCACACCGATGACATCGCGAACATCGATGGATGGCGTCAAAGCAATCCGTCGCTTGGCCACACAATCCACATCGACAATCTCAAAGCCGTTCTCAATGATCCGCCGGACGTCGTGCGCACTGAAGTGCTCTGCCGATGGGTCGCCACAATATCCAGCGCAATTCCATCGCAAGAGTGGAATGAATGCTCGGATGAGACAATCGATCTCGATCCGGAGAAACAGACATGGATGGCCATCGACTGCGCACCGGATAGACGTGCAGCTGCATTGGTGGCCGCTCAGAAAATCGGAGACGACAAATTCTTTGTCAAGCTTCTGCACACTTGGCAGAATCCCATCAATCTCGACGATCTAGCCGTGGCCAATGACATCGCGCCATACACTCGGATGTATCCGACGGAATGCGTGGCATATTCAAAGAGAACATCTTCAGCTGTAGCAGCCAGACTCCAGCCAGCCGGAATCCGAATCGTGGCAATCGATGGAAGTGAGTATTCACAAAGCTGCGACGAGCTTCTCGGCAGTGTTACGTCAAAGAGATTTGTTCACAGAAATCAGGCAGAATTATCCAAGCAGATTCTATCAGCGACAAGATTAAATTATGGAGATGGTGGCTGGGTCATTGGTCGTCGAGCTTCGCAAGCTACAGTCTGCGCCGCCGTCGGTGCAGCTCTGGTCACACATTTCGCGACACGACCTGAGTCGGATCTTGACATCATGGTGGGCTAGGTGTACGCGCTGATCTAGAATTCACGCATGGGATTATTCGACAGATTCGCACCGGTAAGAACTAACGCGCCAGAAAACATGAGCGACGTTGAAGCTGCCAGCGTCGCTCCGTATTATCAGGAAACATCTTCAATCTTCTTCTCTGGAATTGCGCAAGCTACTCGCGCCGAAGCTATGAGCGTGCCAACAGTTGCGCGTGCTCTTTCGGTAATGCAGACAATCGCATCACTTCCAATGCAAACTCGTAACGTCGCAACCGGCGAAAAAGTCTCACAACCACGCGTCATCAATCAACCAGATCCACGTATCGCCGGATCAGTATTCTGGAGCTGGATGATTTCAGATCTCTTCTTCCATCCTTACGCATTCGCTCGCGTCATGGAAAGATATGCAGACACCGGAAAAATTCGCGCGATGGAAAGAATTGCACCGGAGCGCGTAACAATTACAACCAACGGCATGGGATACGAAGTGAACTTCTATTCTATTGACGGAATGTACGTCGATCCGAATGATCTGGTCGTCTTCGCTGGAAATGATGAAGGATTGCTATCTCGCGCCGGTCGCACAATTCGCGCAGCTGCCGCACTTGAAAAGGCTGCGATGGATTTCGCCGTCGATCCAATTCCACAGATGATTCTCAAATCCAATGGCACATCTCTGCCAGCTGATCGCGTTGCAAAATTGCTTTCAGCATTTGGAGCACGTCGCAAGAAGTCCGTTGTGTATTTGAATGCAGATGTATCAATGGAGACAATGGGCTTCGATCCAAAATCGATTCAACTCAATGAAGGCCGCAACTATGTCAGCTTAGAGCTTTCACGCGCTTGCGGCATTCCGGCTTATTTCACAGATTCACAGCAATCGAGCTTCACCTACTCCAACGCTCTTGACAAAAGGCGCGATCTCGTCGATTTCGCGTTCAGAAATTATATGAGCATAATCGAGCAGCGTCTTTCATTCCAAGACTTCACATCACTTGGCAACGAAGTGAAATTCGATCTCGATGACTTCTTGCGTGGCAATCCACACGAGCGCGCGCAAGTGTACGAAATACTCAACAGAATCGGCGCGATGAGCGTTGAAGAAATAAGAGAAGAAGAGGATATGCTGCTATGAAGCTAACTACACCAATGACAATTACGGCGGCAGATTCGGAAACTCGAATCATCAGCGGTCGCATTGTCGCATTCGAAGAGCCAGCCAACGCATCGACTGGCAAAGTCGTATTTGCAAAAGGATCAATCAAGCCAGCTCCAGTCAAGCTCAATCTCGAACACGATCGCACTCGTCCAATCGGTAAGACTCTGGACATGACTCTTAATGACAATTCAATCGATGCAAGCTTTAAGATTTCAAATACCACAGCCGGATCTGACGCTATCGCTGAAGCGATGGACGGACTCCGTGACGGATTCTCCATCGAATTAGCTGTGGATGATTATGTCATGGAAAAAGACGGCACGATGCGCGTTCTGGCTGGAGAGCTCACCGGCGTCGCACTCGTTACAGAGCCAGCCGTTCGATCAGCTCGCGTCTCTGACGTTGCAGCTACAAAAGGCGAAGAAGAAGCTACAGAAGATTCTGACTCCACCGTGGAGACAGATGCAACACCAACAGAAGGAGAAGACGAAGTGGAAAACACCGTCACAGACGCTTCAGCCGTGGAGACGGTCGAAGCCGCTCAGTCAGTAACAGCAAACTCAAAGCCAGTCGGCGGCTTTACATCAAAGCCACGCATCGAGCTAACAGCTGCGAAGTATCTTGAAAACAAAGTGCAAGCTGCACTCGGTTCAGAAGATGCTCGTCAGTACGTTCTAGCAGCAGACAACACCACTGACAATGCTGGTCTCGTGCCAACACGTCAGCTTGCAGAAGTTATTAACGGACTTTCAACTTCGATTCGTCCGAGCATTCAAGCGATTTCGACAGGAAGCTTGCCTGACGCTGGAATGACTTTTGAAATTCCAAAGATCACAGCTGCTACAACAGTTGCAGTCGCCGCTGAAGATGCAATCTTTTCAGATACAGATCAGAACTCAGCCTTCTTGTCAGTGGATGTCAAAAAATTCGCAGGCCAGCAGAAATTTTCAGTAGAGCTTTTGACGAGGACTAGTCCTTTGTTCTATGACGAGCTTCTCAGAAATATGATGGCTGCTATGGCTAAAGCGCAAGACACTTATGTGAACAGCATTCTTGTCGCTAACGCAACAGCTGACGCAACAACCATCACAACATATCCAACAGCGACAGAGCTTCTGTCATTTATTGGTCGCGGTGCTGCAAGTGTTTATGCTGCAACAGCCGGTCTCGCAAATCCATTCGCTCGCAATATCTTGGTGAATACTTCACAATGGTCAAATCTCATGTCATTAAACGACAGCGGACGTCCAATCTACAACGAAGTAACAAATCCAATGAACCAAGCCGGTCTCGCAACGCCTACCAGCTTGCGCGGTCGTGTGGCTGGTCTCGATCTATACGTGACAGCGAATACATCTGCTACAACAGACATCGATGACTCAATTATGATCATCAATCCAGATGCCTACACATGGTACGAGGGAACTAACTACCAGCTACGCGCTGAATCAACAGCTGATGGATCAATCACCGTCGGCGTGTATTCATTCGGAGCTTGCGCCAATAAGATCAACGGTGGCGCGTTCGGTATCAATAAGGGCTAATCGCCACAATCAATCATCGACCGTCGTCGCTCCCGAAGGCGGTCGAGCAGTAGAAAGGGAAGAGCTCATGCCGACAATCATTACAGCCGCACAGCTGCGATCCGTCCTAGGCGTGAGCTCTTCTCTCTACAATGATGCTTATCTGGAGCAGATTATCGATTCAGCGGAGAATGTAATTCTGCCGCTATTGACTCAAAATCAAGTCGCAGTCGATGAATATAAACTTGACGCAAATGTCGCTTACTTCTACACATCACGTCCACACAATTTCGTCGCTGGTCAATCGGTCGTCGTGGCCGGACTTCCAGCACCATTTGCAGCGACTCACACAGTCGTCGCGGTGTCCGATTACTATTTCACGGCAGCCGTGACAAATGCAGATGTCACACGTCGTCCAATCATTCCAAGCGGCACAGCTACTCTTTCAGGATATTCAGCTGCTCAACTTTATGCAGCTACTCCAGCGATTGAGAGTGCGATGTACGCCGTATCTATTGAAATTTTCCAGAGCCGCACAGCTGCCGGCGGCCAGATTGAAGGCGTGGACTTTAGCGGCACGCCATATCGCATGGGCAGAAGTTTATTAAATAGAGTGTCTTCATTACTTCAGCCGTACGTTGACGTAGAAACTATCGTGCAATAGTGCCAGCGTCATCAATTGCCGTCGATGTCCGTGGATTATTGAAGACTCAACACGCATCGATTACAGCCAACGTCTATGACGTAATTCCAGAATCTCCAAGTGTGCCATTCGCGGCAGTCTTGCCGATGAATCCATATCTCGAAATCGAAGTATTTACAAAGACAGCGGTGCGCACCAAGGTCAATCTTATGATCGTTGTGGGCGTCGCTTCATACTCGAATGCAGCTTCTCTCGACAATATCGAACAGCTCATCATCAGCATTCTGGCCGCTCTGCCGGCTGGATACGAAATCGGCAACATCTCGAATCCGACTCCGCAGCTTCTCGCTTCGGGATCTGAAATCTTGGCAGCCGAAATCGAAGTCACTACTCGCTATCAACAGACAAACTAAAGGAGCACCAAAATGCCAACGACCGTCATCACCGGACGCGATCTAGTATTGACGATCGCCACGGTAAATTATGATGCACAAGCTACATCCGCAATTCTTAGCAATTCACCAACCATCGACGTCTATCAGACACTAGATGGCAAGGCATATAAACACATCGATGATCAATGGACTTTCGATCTTGAAATGCTTGCAGACTGGGGCGTCGCTTCATCACTTTGCGAAGCTCTCTGGACAGCTTGCGAAACTGCACCAAATACAACTCTCGCGGCTTCTCTTACAGCTGCAACCGGAGCGGTCTTTGCATTCAACGTCTTGCCAGTATTTCCAAGCGTCGGCGGTGCAGCACCAAGCGCGCAGACAGTATCGCTATCATTCACAGTAGTAGGCGTACCAGCCGAAAACTTCTCATAAAAAAGAATCGGGAGCAAAGAAATGAAACTACCAATCACAATTCAATATCAAAATGGCGAGGAATCTACTTTCACAGCCGCTCCACCGGAGTGGATGAAGTGGGAGCAG